CTGATGTCGAAACGTCTGTTGCCGATAAGCAAGAGATGTTAAATATCATTGGTCAAGCGTGCGTGGACGCAGACTTTACTGAGTTCTTTACGAACCAGGTGATAGTCTAATGTCCGGGGTCGAGGAGCCATACACCGAAAATCGTCGGTGTTTATTCTATCGCGCAAAATATGCGCTTAGATCCACTGACAAACCTTTTGGCGTATGGCGGAATAGCTGCATTGTGTACGTTGAGCAATCTTCGTGCACTGGTTGCAACCTTTTCCTTAAACCTCGATCCTAGTGTATAATACATTCTTCAAACAGGAGATTCCAATGAAGAACCCCCCATCTTATCAAAGCAAATTCGCTCTTGATACTTTTGATGATGTTTCAACAAAACTTAGTCAAAACATGCACCGAGATTTGGGACGGATAAAACTGTCGTATAAATCTAACCCCACCGCTCTAAAGCGGTACATGACTGCTCAAAAATCGGCATACCTTAAAAAGTATATCGGTTTTGACGAAGGAGAATCGGAAGATGAAAAAGAAATGGACACTTTTAAAAAGTTTCTATTTATTAATCAGCATATGGCGGAATTCAGTAAAGTTAATCTTAACTTGCCTGATGATCGCCGTTCTTTATGCAGTCTATCGATTCGTAGTGATATTTTACTACGTGCTAGGTTGATCGTAAGGTCAATACTAACACCCTTCTCAGAGGAAGAGTTTCTAAAAGAGTGTAAACACTCTGGTGGAACCTCAATCGGCGTACCCTACCATAACACTTCGGTAGAGAATAAGCTGACATTTCCTATTTCATGTACAGAGCGGGCCGTTCCACTATTAACTAGCTACTTGGCTTGGGATAAAACCCATGCTGAGGCTATTCAGAACTTGAATAGCGAGTTCCCTAAAAGGGACAAGTTAAGGATAGTGGAAGGATCTCGGGCTACAACTGTCCCCAAGTCTGATACGATTCGTCGTATGATCGCCATTGAACCTACTGGAAATATGTTTCTCCAGCAAGGTTTGATGACTATGATCGTTCGACGTTTAAAACTGTATGGACTTGATATAGCTTTCTTACCCTATGAGCACAGCAAACTCGCGTTTCGTGCATCGATCACTGGCAAACTTGCTACCATCGATTTTACGAGCGCATCTGATTGTGTTCAAAGAGACCTTTTACGTTGGTTAATTCCTCCTAATTGGTTTCGTACTTTACAGAATGTATCTTCGGAACGCATCAAAATCAACGATGCTTACGTCGATACACATATGTTTAGTACTATGGGTAACGCGGGTACTTTCCCGCTAGAAATGCTAGTCTTCTATAGCCTAGGTATGGCTTGTCATCTTCGACACTATAACGCCCCTTCGAGCTTTCCAGAAATGGAAGATCGAAAGCGTGTTAGCGTCTTTGGTGATGATTGCATACTTGACACTGATGTTGCGCCTCTCTTTATTGAGGTTGCAGAAAGTGTCGGGTTTATTGTTAATAAGGAGAAGTCCTTCTTTTCTAATAAACCTGGCTTTAGAGAATCTTGCGGTAGTGATTACTATCGTGGGGTGGACGTGAGGCCTATTTATTTTAAAGCGCCTCACACACATAGGAAGTCCGACTTCGAACCCTGGCTTTATACATGTATGAACAAGATTATAAAGAAGTACATTCTGTGCTTCGGTAATCTGTCTTACTTGTACGAAAAAAGAGTTTTTAGTTACTTCAGAAGTCTATGTGTGCAGCATGGTATAAAGGTAAAACTTGTACCACGCTACTTTCCCGATGACTCCGGCTTGAAGTTAGCTTTTGATATATGCCGATTTCGTTCATTATATCCTGAAATTGAATTTTCTAAGATATCGATGAATAAACATGGCATGTATACTTTCCTTTTCTGCAATTTTCAATATGCAGTAAATGGACAAAAGCACGACTTCATCCAATACAGTATTTGGCTTAAAAAACCAACTATAACAACTCCTTGGGAGCCCAGCAGGGCTCCTTCTGATTTGTTTCCTGTACGTCGTCGCGGAGGGTACGTTGTAGCACGGGCTCTAACCAGTTTCTGGTCGGAGCCCCCTCTCTAATTTGAGAGGTGAAAGCAAACGCAAAGAGGGTGGTCTCAATTTGAGATACCACCCAACATTTTGTTGCACAAAGATTGC